AAGTTGGGCGGCAGGGTCGCCACATCGTCATCGTCCCAGGTCACTCCCTTCGACTCGAACCACTCCGCGAAGACGGCGATGAGTTCGTGCGGGGCCTCGTCCTCGAAGCCATCGAACTCCCAGGAGTCGAAGGATCCACCCTCCTCGGGCTGAGAATCAGTGGCGGCGACTCGGCGCTCCCAGCCGCGAGGCTCGAAGTTGGCTCCGTAGAATGTGGGCATCAGACCATCCCCCACAATCGAAGGCAGGAGACGACCGTAGTCTCGCCGCAGGCAGAACACCAGCCCTTGTCCTGGTCGGGCTCCACCTCCATGATGCCTAGGCATCCCTCGTCCTTGCACACGCCCGGAACTACGGACTCGAAGATGAACCTCTCCAGCATATCGTCCAAACTGTCGAAGCCTTCCGACTCCAGCAGCCTGTTGGTGTAGACACCATCTGCTCGACTCATACCGTCACCTCCCGGTCTTCAGGGAGCGAGTGGGTGCCGATCACTCGGCACTCGTTCGGGTTGATCCGCATGGAGTGGATCACATCCGAGAGCGGCCAAGAAGGAAAGCCGCGCTCGGGCTCGGCGTGGATCGTGCCGTGTGGCGTGATCCTCGGCTCGGGCGGCGTGACGATCAGTTCGCCCAGCGGCGTGATGATCCGGCAACCATCAGGGAAGAAGCTCAGGATCTCGTCCCTGTGCGCCCAGATGGAAAAGGTGGTCACATGATGCTCGGCGGGCTGGCTGAAGGCATCGAACATGGGGGTGGAGGCGTTGTCGTAGTAGCTCATGGTATTGGTTTTGGTTTGTGGTTTCGGTTACTGGGTCAGGTGGTGGCGGTGGGATCAGCTTGCGTCTCGGATCAGAGTCATGCAGGCGACCTTGATTTTGAGGGGGGCGTTGAAGTTGAGATTGCTGAGGCGGCTAGAAGCGAGGCGGGCCAGTTGGCGGGGGTCCGTGATCGTGGTGAATCCGAGGGTGGTGCAGGCGTTGGCGATGGTCATGGTTTCGGTTTTGGTTTGTGGTTTCGGGTGCCGCGGGGAGAAGTTCCTCTCGACCCCTGAAGTATCGGGCAAAGGCCCTCAGACCTCAATCACTATTCTCAGGAAATCCCAGACAACCGGCGCAGACCCCGCCGTGGGTGCCTAGAAGCGGGTTTGACCCGTGGAAACTTTCAGCCGATACGCTTGCCGCCACGCAGACGGGTCCGGCGAAGCCGCCCGTTCACGATGGGCTGGAGGGTCCGCGCTCCGATCTGGCCGAACATCTTGGCCCCCGTGGTTTCACGCATCGCCAGGATGTCAGCGTCCCAGGTGTCGGGGCTCCGACCGTGGCGCTTCTTCACCGCGTCCTTGGGCTCAAGCCTGACCACGGACCCGTACCCGTCCGACTTGCGGTCGAAGTGAGTCCAGGTCGCCTGCTGCCACGACTTCGGGAACTTGGCCGCGTCGATCTTGAAGATGCCCTCCTGGAGTCCACGCCTCGCAACCCAGTGCATCTCCACCCTCGTGTTGAGGAAGCGCTCGGTGCCAACGATGTCGCCCCACTGGCCCGCGGCCTTGGCCCCGAAGTTGACAGCATCAACGTGATACCCCCGGCTGCTCAGGATGTCGGTCACGCCGACCAGGCCCGAGGCATCGACACTCACGCGCTCGCCGGGGATCGGGTCGCCGTTCCAGTCAGGCTCGTCCCCCAGCTCGTTGCCCCACCTGACCGCGAGGCCCTGGATGGTCGAGGCAATCGTGACCTGCATCTCCAGGTCATCGGACTCGGGCCACCACTCATGCTCGGCCAGCTTCTCGCCGTTGTGGAAGAGACACGCCACGCAGGGGTCCGCGCCGCCCGCCCCGATGTCCACGCCGATCCGCGGGCCGAGCGGCTGGTGGTTGCGCTCCCATGACTCCACGCCTGCTTCGAGTGCCGACCGCGGGATGGCGAGCTGGGATGTGGAGCCCCTCGTGAACTGGCCCAGGAAGTCAGACATGAAGATCGGGTCGTTCGATTCCAGCGTGGCCTTCGCCAACTCCAGCGCCTCGGAGCTGACCAGGTACTCGGGCACCCGGTCGAACACCTGGCTGTACTTCATCGGGTCGGGGTACTCGTCCTCCGAGAACGCGCTGATCTTGATCGTGTGCCACCCGCTACCAGGCTGGACGCTGCGGGCGTACTCGTGTTCATCATCGAGGCCCAGCATCGGGTTGCCGATCATCAGACAGAATACGTTCGGCTTGTTGAACATACCGCGCAGCACCCGGAACGTCTCCGCGGGCACAGCCTCGGGCTCGTCCACGATCACCAGCATCCGGGTCGCATCGTCCAGGCCGTCGAGCATCCCCTCCAGGTCTTCGGGCGAGAGGCTGTCTGAGTCGGGGTCGCCGGGGACGGTCACACCAGCATGGAAGCCGCGGAGGTGTTCAGGGTTCTTGGACGGGATACAGATGGCATAGTGCCTATCGTCGATCCTCAGCTCGGAGTGGAGCAGTTCACCAGGGAGCTGCTGAGTGGCCCCCAGGATGCGCGTCCTGGCCTCGGACCAGGAGAGCTTGGTGATCTGTCGCATACCCGGCCCGGTCACGAGGACGCGGCTAGGGGCCGTGTAGAAGAAGGTCGGGATCAACACGCCGCTGGTGAAGGTCTTGCCGCTGGATCGGCAGGAGTTCACGCTCACGAAGCGATGCTTGAAGAGCGCGTCCACGATGGCCCGCTGTGCCGCCCAGAGCTGGGTCTTGCCCGTCCTCGCGTGGCGCAGCCCCAGGATGTCCCCGATGAACTCCAGCTCGCGGCCCTGGTACTCCGTGAACCAGGGGGAGAATGCTTGCTCGTCGAGGAGACGGTGCGCTCGTCGCGCCACATCGTCGGAGCGGTGCAGGTTGCTGACCTTGCCCGTCACTCGTCGCCCTCGATCACGATGTCCTTGGGCGAGTTCGAGGCGAAGCCCCAGCGCCCGTCGAAGAATGTGTTGTCCACATCGGCCAGGGCCTTCCGCACCTGGGCGTTGTCGATCCCCGCATCGAGGAGCGAGCGCGTCACGCCGAACAGGAGGGCGCTCATCTCGTCCGCGGTGTAGCTGGCCTTGTGCGCCAGGGCGATGGCCCAGTAGTCGCGCTGTTGCTGCACGAGCTTCGTCGCCGCGGTGGACAGGTTGCGGAGCGCCTGGTCCTCGGCCTTGCCGTTGCGGATGTGCTTGCCCAGTGCAGTCAGCGCAGGACCGAGGGCCTCGGCATCCCCGTCCCTGGCCGCGGCTTCCACATCGTCGTAGAGGTTGGATGCCCGCTTGCGGAACTCTGGGGAGTCCGTGTCTGCCAGCCGCTCGGCGCACTTGGTCACGATGAGGTCTTGGGTCGCCACGGCTCGGCGGGGGTCGAGCAGGGCCGGGTCGTTGATCGAATCCTCGAACCGCTTGCCGATCTTGCCGAACGCCTTGGAGTAGCGGCCATGCTTGAAGTTGGGCGAGGCGAGGCCAGTTTTCTTGGTGCCGCCGTGCATACGGCATCGACCGTTGGCGAGCCCGTGGGATCTGCACGGCTTACCTGATCGAGTCTTCGCCCCGCAGGCGGTGGTAGATTCTAGCTCCTGCATGGCCGTATAGGGTTATCCTGAACGCATAGGGTAGCCATCACGCCTCGGCCACCGGGAACAGATCCCCCGTCTTCTCGTTGACCGCCTGCTCGCCCGTGAGCTTCTCCCACCTGTTCACGATCACATCGCAGTAGGCGGGGCTGATCTCCAGGCCGTAGCACTTGCGGCCTAGCTGCTCCGCTGCGATGAGCGTGGTGCCGCTGCCGAGGAATGGGTCGAGGACGAGATCCCCCTCCGATGTGTAGTGGCTGGCAAATGCCAAGAGCGGGTCCAATGGCTTCTGGTGCGGATGGTCCTCCCGTACATCTGCGCCAATCAGCCCCCTGTACTTCATCGGCATGATTGACCGAAGACCGTCCCCTAGTATCTTCATCTGGCACGGGGTTCCGTTAGACAATCGGGCCACCAGGATGTGCTGCACATACGCATCGAAGCCGTGGGGCACGCAGAAGTTCACATTCATCACGAAGAACCGACCGCACACCATGTCCGTTGCTGCTAGGATCCCCTGCACCTGGCGGTCGTCACACATGACGAATATGTGGGCATCGGTGGTATACCGCTCGACCAACGGCATGAAGTCCGACCCGACTAGGTCATACGGCGGATCTGCGAATGCCATAACGCCAACAGCGCCACGCATCAGCACTTCCCAGTCGGCCTCGGTCGCTGAGTTACCGCAGAGAACTCGGTGCCTGCTCTTGAGCTTGAGGCTACCCATTCAGCACCGCCTTCTCGCCTGTGAGCGTCTGCCACCTGTTGACGATCACATCGCAGTACGCTGGGCTGATCTCCAGGCCGTAGCACTTGCGGCCCAGTTGATCTGCTGCAATCAGGGTAGTGCCGGAGCCGAGGAACGGGTCGGCGATAAGCGCCTCTGGCTGCGACGAACTCTTGATGGCTCGGGCGATCATAGCCACAGGCTTCGGGGTAGCGTGGCCGTGGCGGTCAACTCCAACTACACGCGGGAACTCCCACACATCGGTCATATTGTCGTGGGTATTGTCGAAGAATGCGCGGGTCGCGTAGAAGTCCCGCTTGAGATCGTCATGGTCCCGCTTGAGATCGTCATGGTCCCGCTTGAGATCGTCATGGTCCCGCGTGAACGCGTCATGCCCGCTTGCTGCGGCCTGCAACTTCTCGTAGTGTTCTCGTGGGATGAATGTCCACTGGCTTCGAGTGAACCAATGCCCATACATCCCGACACCGCAGATCCTCTTGATGTCCTTAGCACCCCACCCCATAGACTCGCAATCCTTCGCCAGTGCTTTCATTATGGGATCCCACCCTTCCCAGTAGTTGTCAGCGTTGTTATTGAATCCCTGCTCCCCGAGCATGAAGAACAGGCACCGCTCGGACAGGTTGGTATAAGAGCGACCCGACTCAGTGGCTTGGCCCATTCCCACGCACTTGCCAGTCTCCAAGTTACCCTTAGCCCACACCACCTCGCTCCGAATGGTCATGCGCTCAGATGTTGACAGTCCACCTAGATACCACAACCGCCAGAGGTCCGGCGCGTTGCCCCAGATATACGCGCTTGCGTTGTCTGCGATGTGAGGCCGAAAGGCTCGCCACCACTTCATCTGGAAAGCGTCGAGCTTCTCAGCGTGGAGGTTATCGTTCACCACGCCCTCGCTCTCCTTGCCCATCCCGTACGGCGGGTCAGCAAGGATCAGCGCAGCCATCTCCCCGTCCATCAGCCGCGCAACATCGTCGGCCTTGGTCGAGTCACCGCAGAGAACTCGGTGCCTGCTCTTGAGCTTGAGGTTACCCACAGGGGCACTCCTTCATCTCGATGCCCTCGGCATGGTCGTACTTCTTCCCGCAGTCCTCGCATTCCCAGTACGCCCCAAGGAGCCACAGGTCGCCCTCCTTCGTGATCGGTTCAGCGGGGACTTCACCTGGCCCCTCGTCCTCGACCACCTCGCCACCTAGCTCCTTCTCGATCAGGCCCATGAGCGTGTCGTGGTCGAACCCTGTCGCATCGCCCAGCTCGTCCCCGTCCTCGGTCACATGAGCAAGGGCCTGGGCCAGCTTCGTATCGTCCCACGCTGCAAGCTCCGCGGTGCGGTTGTCTGCGATGGCGAACGCCGTGCGTTGCTCGGGGGTCAGGTCATCGGCTGACACGGTGGCGATCGTGGTCCAGCCGAGGGCCTGCGCCGCTTCGAGTGTCCCGTTGCCCGCGACCACCACGCCGTCAGCGATCACGATAGGCTTCCGCTGCCCGAAGGCTTCGAGGCTGGCCTTGATCGCGTCCAGGTTCTTCTTGTCGTGGAGCCGTGCGTTGTCGGGGTCTGGCGAAAGGTCTGCAATGTCTGTCTGTTCTATCTTCATTTTGTTGTCTCCTCAAGGTGTGCGCGAAGGCGCTCCAGGTACCACTGTGCTTTCTTGGTGTCCTCGACCGATGCCCCCTTGCGGCCAAGCCGCCAGAGGTACTTGGCTGCCGAGCCGCGGAGGAAACCACGGAACTCGTCGGCACTCAGCATCGACTCCAGGGCTTCGATGAACTCGATGTCCCCAGCGGTGTAGTGGGGTGGGTTGATGGGGTCGGGCTCGTGGTACCGGGCCGCGAGCTTCTCCGCTTCCCTGTATGTCATATCAGCGTCACGCATCGCCTGACTCCAGCCACATCTCGGCAGCGTCCAGGTTGTGGAAGGTGCGGGCGATGATCGGTCCATCCGACCCCATGATCAGCCGCCAGCCTTTTGATGACGCGAAGGACGCGAGGAACTTCGGCCTCTGTCCGCGAGTGGATGTGGTTGTGGCACCGCAGGATTCAAGTTCCTCGATCCGGCTGAGGAGCCCGTTGACCCTGGTCCTCACCCTGGCCGCGGTCAGGGGATTGAGCGCCGCCACCTCGTCGAAGAGCGACACCTTGGTTGTGGGTTCTGTCATGGCTGAAGTATGGGTGGAGGTGGTCGCGGGTGTCAAGGGTTCACTCGTGGGGATTGTAGACCGCCCTGTAGGCTTCCGCGTAGGCAACGCCCCAGTACGCTGAGTGGGACCAGCTGCGCTCGTGTTCTATGTCCCAGGTCATCGCATGAGCCCACTCGTGGACGAGAACCTCCACGGCTTGCGAGGTTTCGAGGGCTCGGTTGACACGCACCGACAGCTTCGTGTCCCCGTCCGGGCGCACATACCCATCGCAGTCCTTGGGCATCGCGCACCGCCGCACCGTGACCTCGTAGCGGTACACGGGGCAGAGCGTTCGCAGGGCCGCGGTCGCAGCGACCCACCTGGCTCGGTCTAGTCGAGCCATATCACCTGATCGACTACGGGGCCTTGGTCGGGTGCCCAGAACTGAAGCCGCTGCGCGGGCCTGGTGGACATTGCCAGTTCCTCCAGCTCCCACTCGCCCTTGGACTTGAGGGTGCCGTTCACATAGCACGAGCGCGAGCCCACGGTCAGGGTCGTTGGGTTGTGGTAGTGCCCGAGCATCAGCACATCGAAGTCATCCTCCATCGCGTCAGCCCAGCGGGCGATCTTCTTCACTATCGAAGCAACTGGCACCCCAGCGAAACCACCGCCGCCCTGGAACTGGTCGCCGTGGATCAGGAGCAGCCCCGCTCCCGCGATGTCGATGTGCAGATAGAAGTCCTCGACCTCGGTGTGCCAGGTCACGCGGTCACCGTCCACCAGGTCGCCGAGTTGCATCCTCGCCACCTCGCTGGATACGGTGTCCCAGTTCACCCGCTTCGGGTTGGCGTTGCCGTTGTGCGGCCCGATCCGTCCGTGGTTTCCTCGAACGCTATAGACGCGCACGAAGGGGAACAGCTCGGCCATGTCGAGTACCGTCTCAGAGAACAGCGTGGGACAGGTCGAGATCGCTTGCTCCATGTCGGTGCTGTCCACCTCCCAGGGCTGGTTCGCTCGCATCGCTGACCCGTCGATGTTGTCGCCGCCGATCAGTATCACGATCTCGTCGATGCGGGCGCTGCACCTCCTGGCCTCCACGATCTGCCGCACCTGAGGGAGTAGCTGATCGTGGATCCGCTCCCTGGCGATCTCGGTGTTGAAGTCCTCGGTCTTGCTACCGATCTGCCAGTCGGATAGGTGAAGCACGGCCACCTCGGTCGCGGCCTTGCGGGACTGAGCCCGCCGCCGCGGGAGGACGGGGGTCTCCTGGTCCTTCATCGCCTCGGCCACTGCCGCCATGATCCTGGCCGTGCCGCCAGCATTGCCCCGAAGCTTACGCTTCAGGCTTCGGACCTCACGCCGCAAAGACTCCATCTCTGCTGACTCGGCCATGTGACCGCCAACGCTATGCGCT